GAATTAGAAACAAAAATCCAGGCAATATAAAGCTTGGTACTGATTGGGATGGACTGGCAGATGAACAATCTGATCCAGTTTTTTGTGTATTTAAAGAGTCTGTTTGGGGGATTAGAGCTCTAGTCAGAATACTATTAGTATACAGATTTCATCATAAAAGATTTACAGTAGAGGATATCATTGAAAGATGGGCTCCACCAAGTGAGAATGATACAGATGCTTACATAGTATTTGTTTGCAAGAAACTTGGCGTAAATCCTCAAGACAAATTAGATAATAGTATAGAAGATTATTTACCATTAGTTAAAGCAATTATACAAATGGAAAATGGTATGCAGCCATACGATGATGAGCTGTTAGTAGAAGGTATGTACAAAGCATGGGACGGATTCCCAACAGGTTCTAACAAAGTATATTAATATGGAAGGTAGTCTCAGTGAATTACTGGTTTACTTTTTGGTTAGTGGTTGGCTATGTAATGTTAATTCTATTTGGTGGGCCTAATCCAATAATATTTAGATAAGGGAGATTAAGATGTGGTTAAATTTACTATCTATGGGCATTAAGACTGGTGCACATTTATATAAGAACAAACAAACAACAAAACAATTAATGTCAGATGCTCGTATGAGACACGCTGAAAAAATGAGTACTGGTGAAATTGAATATAAAGCGAAAATTATTGAGAGCAATGATCAAGGTTACAAGGATGAGTTTGTCCTTATTCTTATATCTATGCCTATCTGTATATTGGCTTGGTCTATCTTTTCTGACGATCCAGAGATTCATACTAAGTTAACATTATTTTTTGATTACTTTAATCAGCTACCCTATTGGTATCAAGCTATATTTATAGGTGTCGTAAGTGCTATCTATGGTCTTAAAGGTGCTGATATTATGCGTAAGCCAAAATGAAGAAGGTTGAAGGATATTGCATAGGGTGTAATAAAGAAATTATACACACTCAATCTTTTATTACTTTACCAAACAAAAAAATCTTATGTCCTAAATGTTACCAGAGCTCAGGAGCTCAGCTACCTTTTTGGGACAAATATAACAAACCAACATTTAACAAATAANTTATGAACTTTGCAGACCTTTTAAAAAANAACTTTATATTTATACCAGTAGTTGCTTCAATAGTAGTTGGGGGTTTTACCTCAGTTAAATATGTTTTAAATTTAACAACTACAATTAATGCATCTGAACAACACATAGTTAATCTTGATAGAGACTTAAAAGTTTCTACAGATAAAACTAATGATTTAAACAGTAGAGTAGCTTCATTAGAAGCATCTCTTAAAATGGCAGAAGATTTGTATAGAATCTTAAGTGAAACTGTAAGAGAACATGGTTACGATATTAAAGATTTAAATAGAGATATTAATGGATAATTTTCATGCATTTTTTGTTTTTTTTTATACACTCTTTTTTGTTACTCTAATACATTATCAATCTGCAAATGCTAGGAACGAATATTTAAACTCTTACACTAACGAATGTAGAGAAGGTGAAGTTGATATATCAATTTCTAAAAGCGAAAGTGAACAAGATTACAGAACTTACGACACTAGCGATTATGATAATGATAATCATCAATTAAGATTAACTTTTAGAAAATATTTAGGAACTACATGTACTAAAGAAATGAGAAAAGTTTACCAAGAAAATATGGAACTAAGACAACAACTTGAATTACTTAAAGTATGTAGAAAAATTGTAGGTAGAGAATTACCTACAAGTATGGCTTTATTAAAAGCTAAATGTGCAGGAACAGATCCTAATTTAGCAACAAGTAATAAAAAAGATAATGAGAAACCTGCTTATGACGTTTTAATGGAGGANATTAAAAAAGAAAATGAAAAGAAATAATCAATGGATATTACCTTTGTTAGGTACAATTCTTTTAGGAATATCTAGTTGGGCTNTAATGACAATCGTACAATTAGAGGTTCACATGGGTATGTTAACAGAAGAAATTATGTCAATAGATAAACAAATTGGNAGAATATANAATCATATGGATAGACTTAGTAAATAAAAGATATTTTAATAATCTCTTTCTATTATCATTTCTATAAAATGTATTGCTTTAAGTAAATCATCTTTACCACCTTTGTCCTGGTGCCTAATAATATACTTAATTGCACATCCTTCTGGGAATAGAAGTTTGTTTTCTACTACAAATTTGCTTGGTTGAATTTTATACTTTTGGTAGTGATCACCACCTATTTGTTTATTATAAGCTTTACTCATTGAATGTTAACCTAAACTTTCCTTTATGTTTATATTTTTTACGTGGTTTATTTAATACTAAATTTTGATCATCTCTTAAAGCATAAAGATCTAACTTCATAGCTTCAGTAAATTTACGAGTAGCTTGAGAAGCATCTATTTCTGCATAAGAACATATAGTTTTAAAATCTATAGAATCACTGGTAAGCCATTGTATAGCTTCACGCTTATCTATAATATGATACTTATATACACCATCATACATAGCATCATGTATAGCCTGGTTTATAATAGCTCTAAACAATTTAATCTGATGGTTGCTCATTAACAATTTCGTATGTCATACGCTGCTCTACAGTTTCTGCTTGTTCCCAAGTTAAACTTTTAGAGTCTAAAGAACTATGTATCTTAATAGCTTCTTCATCTGAGTCAGCTTTAATAATAACTTCTGCAAAAGCAGGAAGTATAACCCATCTCTTAAACTTATAAATCATATAGTATTTTTACGTCTACTAGCTTCTAATGTTCTAAATAGATCTATAATAAGACCTTCTTTATCACGTTTGTTTTCTAATGTAGATGCTTTAACTTCTGCATCAAATAATTCTTTAACAGCATTGTTGTAAGTATCAGACGCATAAAAAGATTGTTCTTTAGCAGATATACTTTTATCTTCTGAGTTACCTGTAATGTGTAATGCTTTCTTTCTTTTTAATAATCTATCTAAATATTTTACATTAGCATTTGATTCAGCATTAGTTTCATCTGTGTCTGAAAGAAATGTTAGTGCATCTTCTAATCGTTTTTCAGTTATCATTTTTATCCTCTGTTGGTTTACAATATGTTAACATAACTTGGTACTCTTTGGTATTTATTTTATAAAATATTCCTACACCTTGAGTATTTTTGTAATATAAATTTTGTTCTACATATTCTTCACAAGTTTTATAATCTATAAACTTTTCTTTAAGAACATATTTCATTGTTAATTTTGCAGGATCTATTTCAGTTGGGATAATTAACATCATTAATAATTCAATCATAAATTCCTTAATTTAAAAAGGCACTACCACAGTGAACAACCTTGATTCTGTAGTAATGCCTAGTTTTCTAACTCGAGGGAGATAAGAAATTGTTAAAATGGTACATCATCTTTTAGTATCTCATCGACACTAGAAGCTTTTGCATCTAATACTTTTCTGACTAAATTATCTATTTGTTGAAACTCACTATCAGTTGGTACTTTGCCACCTGACATATAAGACGCAATAAGATTACTCATAGTCAACCTATACTTCTCTGAAAATTGGTCCGAAGTATTTCTTGGTGCATAAGAAGTATTTGCTGTATTAGCAGAGTATGTAGCGTTAACTGCAGGAGCTGATCCTGAGCTATCTGATACTTCACTTAAGCATTCTATTCTAGATGCTGTTTGATATTGCTTACCAGTTTTACTTGTTCTAACTGGCTGTGCATCAATTTTTAGTCTTGCTCCCTTTGGCCATCTTGATGAGCCTAAAGCCTCACCATATACAGTCATGTCTGTACCATCATCTTTAGTGATGTACACAGTAACTTGACCATCATCTTTCTCAAATGCTTTTTTAAATGAGCATTCAAATGTTTCGTGTTCCATGTTTGTTCTCCTATTTATTTGTTTTATTATTTTTCCAAACTTTTGCATTGGTTCTTATAGCCTATTTAAAAGCTTCTTGCCAAACCTTTTTTGCATATATTCTAGATGGCTCATTATCTGATTTACCCCATCTAAAGTTATCCATAGTCAATGGAAACATTTTAACTATGTCCTCTTTTGTTTTAGCAATATCCAAGATATGTTCTATATGTTTCATAGCTTGTATAATGGTCTCTAAATGACCCTCTCTGCCCTCCATATCCACGCTGTAAACGTCTTTGTAAGAACAATACAGCAATGCTGTCGGTTTATTGAAAAGGTCTTTGTACAGAGCTTGTTGACGCAAATCAGCGTCTTTTGGGTACCATCTGCTATCAATAGCACCAGATTTTAGTCTTTTTATGTAAGCAGTAGCTTTAGTATCTATAATTACATCATCAAATTCGAAGTCAGTAACACCTTTGACATCAAATTTTAAACCATATTTTTCGCCAGGCGACACAATTTCTTTCTGATAAGAAATAATTTTACCGAACTGAGGAAGTTCTTTAACAAACTGATTAGCAATTATACCAGACCAAAGACATTCGTCATCTGACTCATCACCTTTTAGTTCTAGGTATTTGGTTTTTGCAATATCTATGATAACTTCTTCATCAGTGATTTGGTTTTGCAAAGCGTGTTCTGCTGCAGCTTCAGCAGTACTGCCCATTTTCATTCTGGCGTTAGCTTCAGAACTAAAATCATACAAGTTATTAATTATCCAATAAGGTGGAGAATCAATAAAGCTATTAGTTTTAGAAGCACTATGTCTATATTCAATGTTCATATTTATCCTATGGTTAGTTATATTCAAAAGTATTGTAGTTCATCTTATAATGTATCTTTAGACACATTAAAAGGTAAAAGAACTGTTAATAATAGCAGAGAATACAAGATATATAATCTATGTATTTTACTATCCTGGCTATTGCACCCTACACAAGTGTACGGGTGTAAGAGCATTATTGCTCGTTTGCATAATTGTAACAAAAACAGAGTTTATAGATTAAATAATTTGTACAATAAAAACGAAAAATTTAAATCTTTCGTTGATAAAGAATTAGAAAATTATAAAATAAATTATGCGTCAGATTGAGAAACCAGAGCTAATTTCTACTATCTTAGATAAGCGTCAAGTATGGTTAAACATACGTGAATCTCGTTTATTATATATGTATCATCGTAAACTTATATCTATAGAATTATACGAAGCTGGTTCTCGTTATCGTATTATGTGTGAACTCCAAGGTGGAGGAACTGGCAATGTTCTAAAGGAACGTATTGACAATTCTAACACAGACTTTATAACTTCATCTCTTGGTGCTGCATTAGCAGTCAAAGATGTTGATGACGAGATAGGTAAAAGAGTTTCTAAAATTATGAAATTGTTTTGTCATTTTAATTATGGTATTATTGAGATAGCAAATATTTTAGGTTTAACAGAACGCAGAGCATCTAACCAAGTACATGAAGGGTTATCAGATTTAGCAATTTATTATGGCTACAAAAAAGTGCACAATACTATCAGAGGACAAGGTACAAAGAATCAAAGATAAAGAATATCTTAAATGGGTAGCTTCTAATCCATGTATTTTATGTCAAAACACACAGTCTCAAGCACACCATATAACTTTTGCTATGCCTAGAGGTTTTTCTCAGAAAGTTGGAGATCAATTTACTGTTCCTCTTTGTTATAAACATCATCATCAATTGCATACTAATGGTATGAGTGAAAAGGATTTTTGGATTAAATTAGATATAGATGCTGTTGATATATGCTCTAAATTCTATAGTCATTACCACGATATGTGGAAAAATAAGAACTTTTTTTATGATGATTCTATGCTTTGGCGTACAGTTTATGATGAACTTGTACCTAAGATACAGAATAACATTGATTTTTTACTGCAACCCAAATAATTAATACAGATATCCTCACTAGAAGTACGCACATATGAATAAATTATTAAAGTTTCCCAAAAAATCTAAGAAGAATTATTCTGAAACATTCTTGGATAATGTTAAACCAGAAGCTATTGGCGATTTTATTAAACGTCAAAATCCTGATATGTGTATTAGAGCTGCAGACGCAATGGCTCTAGCTATTATTTACAGTACATATCTTCAATTAGTCTTTGACGAAGAAGGTCACAATGTTCCAGATAACATTATGGACGCTTTAGACGAGAACGATAGATCAACTTTTATATGGGCTGCTAATGGCAAAGAAACTCTCCACTAAAAACAAAGTTTGTTTTACTTCTAAAGAATCTACAATCTTTCCTTACGACAAATATAGAGTGGAGTGGCTTGACTGTATAAGTGACTCAGGTTGGGCAGATAAAAAAGAATTTATTAATATGAAATTAGCTACACCTGTAAATGAAGGTTGGCTATTTTCTAAAGACAAAAATTACGTTAAATTGTTTGCAGCATACATACCTGAAGATGATGGTACATATACTTATGGAGATCGTACTAATATTCCTACGTCTTGGGTTGTAAAGATTACTAAAATCTAACCTACTCCTCCTTGGGCCTTTATCTAGTATAGGTACACTTACAGAATCTTAAACTAGAAATACCATTGTAAGTTTACAAGTCCGA